CCTGCCGGTGTCGTGGCAGTGGTCGACCACCAGCTCCTTGGCCTGCTCGCACAGCGGGCACTCGCCGTTCTGTTCGGCCACCATCTGCTCGTAGTCGGCCAGGGTGATGCCGTAGCGGCGTCGGAGATGGGTGTCCTTGCGCTTATCCGAGGTCTCAGCCTTGGTCCTCTGGAAGTAGAGGCGATTACGTTCCTTCACCTTCTCGGGGTCCTCGCGGTATCGACGGAGCGCCTTTGCGCGGTGCGCCTCGGGGTCAGCGTCGTAGCGCTCCTTCTCCCGCTGGCGAGAGCAAGACTTGCACTCATACTTGTGGCCGTCGGGGAACGCCGACGCACGATGGAACTCGGACAGGGGCTTGGATTCGAGGCAGCGCGTACAGGTCTTCACTACACGTCTCGAATCCAAAACTTCTGCTCGTGGACTTGGAAGTGGCGATCCACTGCCTCGAACTTGGGGATGGCCGTGTCCCGCAGCCACTCCATGATCCGGTCGGAGGTGATGTGCTCGTCCCGGCGCTCCTCCTCGTCGCAGTTCCAGTAGAGGGTCACCATCCCGGACAGCTCCTGGAACAGCTCGAGTGCGACGTCGAGCTGGTTCTCCCGGTTGATACCGAACTGCCTGGCCCGCACGCGCAGGTCCTCGAGGTAGTCAGCGACCGACTCACCCTTCGCCTTGTCTCGGGACACCCGGTCGATGCCGAGCGCCTTCTTGATCTGACGAACCTCCTTGGAGGCGTTCAGGATGGCGGTGCCGAGCTGGTCACTGTCGATCTCATCGCCGTGGTAGTCGGTACCCCGGTTCTGCCAGGAGCCGTACCGATAGACGGTCAGCTCCATGATGATGATCCGGTCCACGTCCTGGAGGTCCGAGATCGAGCTGAAGGAGTACTCGCTCGTGTACCGCGACACGAGGTTGGCCACGATGGCGGCCTCGTGGGCGTTCATCACCTCGTAGTGGGACCCCGAGGTCAGGGTCACATCCTGCGGAGAGGTCAGGCTTACGCCCTGCTCGGGGTCGATGGCGTCATCGAACTCGTCGATGAACTCGGACGGGTCTACGTCCTCAAGGGACTCATCATCGAAGCCGTCCTCTGCCATCTCTTCCAGATCCATTTGTCCTCTTATCGTCTCGACGCCTGAGACAACTGAGATCTCTCGACGTAATCCGCCAGCGATCGCAGGCGATTCGGGTCTTCGTGGGCATAGCCGAGAGCCAGGTTGCAGAGTTGACACAGCATTCCCCTGATCTCGCCGGTCTCGTGGTCGTGGTCGACGTGGAGATTCGTCTGAGCCTGGTGTCCTTCCGCTGCCGGAGGCAGCCCGCAGGCGGCGCATCGACCGTCAGCTTCAAGGACCAGAGCCTCGTACTCGGCGAGGGTGAGACCGTACCGGTGAGCAAGGTTCCGACGCTTCTTCCGGAGCCCGGCGTTACCGCTCGGTCCCCCGCAATGGTCGCAGTATCTACGGCGCGAGTTGTCGGCGGTGAAATCCGTCGCACAACCTCGACACTCCACTTCTCCTCCTCGTCATTGAGACAGCGATCAGTCGCAGCACGAATCCCGCCACCCGCACGCCTGGCAACGCCAGTGAGCGTGCTCTGGCTTCCACTCCTCGACCGCTCCGCACATCGGGCAGAACGGGAAGCAACCCAGGGGGCTGCTCAGGTCATCGGTTCTGGACGACGACCCACTTGGACTCGAGGGCGGGGGCGATGTCGGCTCCGACTCGCACCGCGACGCCGATGGCAGTGATGATGACATCGGCTAGTTCTTCGGCAACACGGTCCGGGGATTCGTCCCGGATGAGGGCTCGGGCGACTTCCCCGACCTCCTCGGTCATCTTCACGCAGGCTCCGTAGGGGTCCCCGTGCTCGCCCCAACGATCGTTCATCCAGGCCGCTACCTCCGTCTGGAGGTCTCCCACGTCCACGCTCACGCCGACGCCAGCTCCTTCTGACGAGCGACGAACGCCTCGAACTCGGCCCAGTCGGCGACCCGACGGGCACCCACCAGGTCCAAGTTCCATGGACGGGTCATCAGCACGGGGATGACCTTGCCGTGAGCCTCCACGGCCAGGTAGTTGCGGTCCCGGTCCTCGATGAGGATGTCGGCGTCGATGATCGTCTTGTCGTGGGAGAAGGACAGGCTGTCGTAGCCGATGTCGTACTCGGCCAGCCAGTCGTAGGTGTTGTGCGGGGACTTGGCGCCGAAGCGGCGATCGGTCACGAAGTGGATCGTGTGACCGTTGGCCCGGAGGCGGTTGATGGCGTCCCGGGCGCCCGGGAGCGGCTCGCCCTGCCGGAAGATGACCCCGGCATCGACGCCCTCGGCGCAGATCTCCAGGAACTGGTCGAGCGTGATGCCCCACTGGTCCACGAAGAAGTCCCAGGTCTCGGCGTCGGGCAGCTCGTGCTCGATGCGCCCGTGGTGATCCACGAGGTAGTTGCGCAGGTTCGACACGAAGTCGAACACCACGCCGTCCAGGTCGACTGCAAGCCTCATCGGTCTTCCCCTGCCCTGCGGAGGTAGGTCACGTCTTCCCCGGCGTCGGTGCGGATGGTGAAGTCCATCGCCGCGAACAGCTCCTCCACGATGAAGTGGGTGAAGCGGTCGATGGTCTCGTCACTCGAGCCGGTGGCGTCGATCACCTGGCTGTAGATGGTGGCGTGACGCCCGTACTCCCGGAGGTAGCGACGGAAGGCTTCCGCCAGCTCCTCCTTGGTCCACGACAGGGCACCGATGGCCTCAGCCATGGTCTCCTGGGACCCAAGGGGGCGAACCTGCTCAGCTACGGGCATCCCTGATCTCCTTTTCGATCCAGCGGTAGGTGCGTTCCATGCCCTCGCGGAGGGTGATGCTGGGCTCCCAGCCCAGGCGGTCGAGGATCATCGTGTTGTCCGAGCAGCGACCCCGCACGCCCTGAGGGGCGTCGGTGACGTACTTGCGCTCGAGGGTGACCCCGGCGATGCCCTCAACGATCGTTACGAGCTGGTTGATGGTCACCAACTCGTCGGAGCCCAGGTTCATGGGCTCTCGGACCTCGGACTCCATGAGGCGCATGAAACCCTCGATGCAGTCGTCGACGTACATGAAGGAGCGGGTCTGCTCGCCGTCCCCCCAGATGCTGATCTCATGCCGGCCGGACTGGACGGCCTCGATGACCTTGCGACAGATGGCAGCCGGGGCCTTCTCCCTGCCGCCGTCGTAGGTCCCGTGGGGGCCGTAGACGTTGTGCAGGCGCGGCACCCGGATGTCCATGCCGAAGTCCTCGGCGAAGTGGCGGCACATCCGCTCGGTGAAGAGCTTCTCCCAACCGTAGCCGTCCTCGGGCATGGCCGGGTAGGCGTCCTCCTCCCGAAGCGAGGGCGAGTCGGCCTCCTCCTGGCGGTAGTCGGGGTACACGCAGGCGCTGCTGGTGTAGAGGAACTTGCCGACGTTCTTGGCGTTGGCTGCGACGAGCATGTGGGTCGAGGACAGAACCGTCAACATGCACTCGGCCTTGTGGGTGGCGATGAAGCCCATGCCCCCCATGTCGGCGGCGAGGTTGAAGACGAGATCCTGGTCCTCGCAGATAGCCATGGCGATCTCCCGACGGGAGACGTCACCCTGGAAGCTCTCGACGTCGGGCCTCAACTGGTACCAGTCGTGCTCAGCCTTGACGTCGACAGCGGTGACCTCGAAGCCGTCATCGGCCAGTCGGTTGACCAGATGACCACCGATGAACCCACCGGCGCCAGTGACGAGTGCCTTCACCCTTCATCCTCCGGGGGGGCATCGGGAGACGCCGCCATGACCGCCATACAGAGGTCTTCGACGGTGCGCTCACGCATGAGAAACCCGGCGAGCACCGGGAAGAGGTTCATCGCAGCGGAGTGGTCCAGGGTCAAAGTGACGGCATTGCCTTCACCCAAGTGAACATCCATGCGAAAGATCTCGGTGACGCCATCCTCGCCGAGCATGAGGTCGGTCGAGACCGTAAGGCCCTCGTAGTCCTCGGGGATGTCGTCCGCTTCGACGTCTTCTTCGTCGGTCACGAACGAGACCCTAGGTGGTGCCCAAGTCCCAGTGGTGGATGCTCCTCGTACTCGATGCCCTCGGTGAGTTCGAGGCTGCGGAGACAGATGTTGATGATCTCCGGGTGGTAGTAGTTCAGGATGACGATGGAGACGCGAGGGTCAGGCATTGGCTTCTTCCTCCGGGGGGAACAGGTCCCGATCGAGGAACACTAGTGCCTCCCGGTGTTCCTCCAGTCGATACCGCCTGGCGGCGGAATGCAACTTCAGCAACTCGAAGCGCCTCCGGTCGTTGGCGGCGTGGGTCACGTCGACGACGATGATCGGACAGGCCGATCGGGTCACCTCCATCACGACGTCGATGTCTCGAGAAGTCCAGTCGTGCGGGGCGGACACATTGGCCCAGTCCTCAGGGGTGATTCGCAGAACGGGAACCCCGTACTTCTCCTGATACAGGCTCGCCAGGATCTCGGTGTTGCCGTTCCACTTCGACCGGAAGGTCTGGGGACGGGCTGCCTCGCGGGGGGCGACTCGGCCTGCCGCCTCCAGCCCGGAGACGATCTCAGCCCAGCGGGACGTTCCCTCGAAGAAGATCCCCTCGGTCCACTCGAGCACGAGCTTGTCGGCGCCGAACCAGTTGCGTCCCACCACGTAGTCCTGGGCGGCCGCAGAGGACTCGCTGATGGCGTGGAGCGAGAGGAACACGTCGCACTCGTCGGGCACGAGGTGAAGCCTCGACAGGGGGACGACGTTGATCACCCCCTCCTTGACCTCGGTGTCGGCCAGATGGACCTTGTGCCAGCCCAGGTTGTGGCCGATGTACTCGTGCTGGACCATGGACATGGCCGGGAGGTCGATCAGGTACTCGGTGTGCTTGGCGCCCCACCAACGCATGAGCATCGACTGGAGCCCGATCCCACCACCCCAGTGAACGATCGTTGAGCAGGCGTTCAGACGGACGTCGCTGGCCCGCAGGTTCTGGGCGAGGACGGCGGTCTTGTAGACCATGGTGGGGCTGAAGGGGATGCCGTCATCGGGGATGGGGTCCCGCTCCATCTCCCTCCACCGGTCGAGCCCACCCCACTTCGGGTCCTCGATCCCGCGCAGATCAACGAGGCCAGCCGCTACCTCGTAGTCCTCCTTCCAGTGGTGGTAGTAGTGGTGGATGATCCCGAACTTGGCGAACAGGTTGTGGTGGTCGACTCGACTGAGGCGGGGAGGCTCCCAGACGGTGTGCAGCAGGAAGTCGTCCCTGAGACCGTTCTCGACCAGGTAGCGGATGTCCTGACACTGGGAGATCCACCACTCCTCGGCCAGGTCCCGCCACTCCGGCGGCTGTTCCAGGTCCGCCAAGGTCACGGGATCAGCCGGATGATGTCGTCCTCCACGGTCCACGAGTACCCGCCAGCCTCGGCCACATCTCGCAGCTCGTCGAGCGTGGGCCAGGTGCTGTAGTGGTCATAGGCGGGCGTGCCCCCGATGGGATTATGGGCACCGCCCCCGAAGCAACGAGCGTCGTCGATGAGCACGACGTGAGGACGACCGTCGGCGATGATCGCCTCCAGCTCCTTGATGGCCGGGGTGTTCTCTCCGCCCTGGGCCGTGCCCGGGCCGGAGTAGTGGCCGTCCAGCCAGATCAGGGCGGGACCGAGCAGGCCGCGAAGAACCTCCGGGAGGACCTTGGCCGAGTCGCCGTGGTGGCAGTGGACGTGGGGCTCGCCCCGGAAGCGCTGCTTGGCGGCCTTCCACTGACGATGACCCAGCTCGATGGTGTGCAGCTCGGTGAACTCGTCCTTGAGGAACCAGGTGGTCTCCCCGTCGTTGGTCCCGGTCTCGATGAAGTAGTCGAGGTCATGGGTGCGTCCGAAGTCACGAAGGATGCGACGACGAGCCTCGGCCGGCAGGAAGTCGTCGAGGCTTTCGACGACCGTTGAGACGGGGGCGGGGGCGGGCACGGGGGTCTCCTCGGGGACGATCAGGGGCGGAAGGTTCGGTCGACGCAGGATGTCCATGTGGCAGCGCGTCGACTCGTTGGCGTGCTCCTTGTTGTCGGCGTGGGGGTTGCCGCTGTTGTAGACACAGAGCACCTCGTCGATGCACTTGTACCTGCCGTCGGCGATCTCGAGCGCGGCCATCATGAACACGTAGTCGGTGCCCGCCGTGTACCACGAGCCCTTGCTGCGCCCGGAGTGGAAGGTGAAGTGGTTGGGCGGGATGGCCTTGTAGACCTTGCCCTTCATGGTGCGGAGGTGGTTGAAGGCGCAGTACACCTTGAGGATGAAGTTCCGGTAGGTCCGGTTCTCCACCACCTCGGGAGGGAACGGCTTGGGTCCCTGGCAGAGGGGGTTCGGCGGGTCCGGACGGTAGTTGCCGTAGGTCACCAACGTGTCGTCGGCGTAGTAGTCGTCCTCGAGGTGAGCCAGGACGTCGCGGTGGGCGAACTGGTCGCCGTCGAGGTCCAGGAAGATGATGACGTCCTCGTCCTCGGGCTCCAGAGCGTTGATCGCCTCGACCTGGTTCCTGGTGGCGAACTGCTGCTTGGACGGCGTGAGGAGGGTGACGCTCAGGTCGGGGTGCTCGGCCATCCACCCCTGGACGATCTCGATCGTGTTGTCGGGGCACGGATCCACGACCACGGCCAGGTCCCAGTTGCTCCTCGACTGCCTGCGGATGGACTCCAGGGTCTTGAGGACATACGGGGCGCAGTTCCACCCGGTGCTGATGATCTTGAACCTCATGATGCCTCCAGGAGCATGTTGCAGAGCCAGAGCGTGAAGGCCATGGCGTTGAAGGTGGCCGATGCCCCGATGATCCAACAGAGGTAGACCACGAGGTTGCGAGCCGCCGCCCTCGACGTGAAATCGGTGTCGGTGGCTCCAGCGTCGAGGGAGTCGAACGGATCCATCAACGTCGCATGTACGCGAAGCGGGGATCCTTGTCGACCTTCTTCCAGAACTTCGCCGCCTGGCGCTTCTCTCGCCTCGCAGCCTGCTCCGGGGTCTCCTCCCACCAGCCGTCGATCGTGCCGATGAGGAGCATCGTGCTCCCGAGGAAGGAGACGATCACGCCGATCACGAATCCCACGAGGACCTTGATCATCGTTCTCTCCTGATGTAGAGGGCATCTCCCCACCCGGCCTTGCCCGCCCACTCGGTCTCGACCCGAGTGAGCCCGAAGGTGCCGAGGTAGCGATCCAGGTCGGGCAGGAGAGCGCAGCCGACGTAGACCTCTCGGGCGTTGACCTCGGTGTAGATGGCGTCGACCATCGGCAGGGTCTCGGTGGCGCCGCGAAGGGCGAGCAGCTCGGCGCCCTGGAGGTCCAGGTTCATGAAGTTGAAGACCATCGAGCCGTTCGCCACGAGATCGTCAACGGTCGTCGAGACGCAGGTGATGTCGTGACTCGGCTTGACGTAGGGCGATGACTGTCGATGGGTCCCCAGCTTCAGCACGCTGGAGGACATGTGGTCGATCTGGCCCTTCGGGGTGGTCACGTTCTTGGTGACGTGGAAGGTAACCTCTTCGCCTGCCCGATCCGTGACGAGGGCTTCGATGACGACCTGCTTGGGGAACTGGCGGACGTGCTTCGTCAGGGGGGCGATCAGCTCGGGGTTCGCCTCGACCCAGTAGACGGGGCCGCAGTTCTCGGCGTAGTAGACCATGGCCTCCTCGCCCAGGTGAGCACCCAGGTGGAGGACACCGTTGATCTTGAGTCCGTACTTCTTGATCAGACCATCGAGGGGGATGAGCATCAGCGGCGCCTCCGCTCGAGGTGACGGACATGGACGGGGTTGTCGATCTCGACCCAGTAGGGGGGCATGAGGTCCCGGTAGTCGAACTGGTCGATGCGCCAGCCGACCCAGTGGTTCGGGTACGCGACTTTGGAGTCGGCCTGCTCGTTCAAGAAGGCCCCCCACCACGAGTAGGTGGAGTTGGCCAGGATGTGGTGCCTGCACCGACCCATCAACTGCATGTCGATCCAGTCGAGGGCGGGCTGATCGCCGTAGCGGGTGCCGAGGCCGTACTCGGGGTCGCGCTGGGGACCCTCCCTGACGAAGACGTAATCCCGCCCCCCCATGACCCGATCGAGGTTGACCTCACACCAGGGGATGTCGTCGGAGAAGACGACCACCGGAGCGGTGCCGGCGGGGTCGATGTGGGCCAGCGCCGCTGCGTAGTAGTCGAGGGTGACCAACGGCCAGGTCCCGATCGGGTGGGTCTTGAGGTCGGCGTTGTCGCCTCGACGGACGTGCAGCGAGATGGCGTCCTCAGGGATGTCGTCGAGCCACACCTGACCGGTCAGAGCGATGTGGTTGTCCAGGATCTTCTGGCCCAGCTCGGAGGGGCGGAAGAACCGGCGCACGTCGTCGGTAACGCCCTCGATGTAGTGCCAGCACTGGAGGTAGGACTTCTGGCGCTCGTCGATGTGGCCACAAGCGAAGGTCTCGGCCGGGATCGAGTCGCCTCCCCCCTCACCCCACCACTCATCAGGGCAGGAGAAGTAGGGCCGGTAGTCCCACTTGGGCAGACGGACCGTTGCCGCCGCCTCCTTGGCCAAACCGTAGGTGGCTGCGATCTGCCAGAGCTGGTTGCCCAGGCGACCACTGCGGCCCAGGGCGTCATAGGTGAAGGCTGCCATCAGGGCATCCCGCTTTCGAGGATCGAGGTGATGTTGGGTCCCCGGTAGTTGAGCACGACGTCGGCGTTGTCGTCGGGGACGATGCCCCAGACGTCGATGACGGTGCCGTAGTCGAGATTGGCGTACAGGGCGTCGGGCTGGCAGACCACGCAGATGGCTCGACTGGCCACGGTGCGCAGCTCGAACTCACCCAGACGCTCGCAGCCGGGAAGCTCGACCATCTCGTCGTGGTAGCAGACCTCGCCGCGGTCACCGATCTCTTCGATCAGTCGCACGCCGAACGCTTCTTCGATCACCGGCGAAGCGGGCTTGTAGCCGACCCCGAGGACGACGATGCGTCGGCCCTCGACTGCGGCCAGCTCCAGGGCGAGGTCGGCCACGTTCTCGTAGACGGAGTGGTTGATCTCGTCGGTGGCCTCGGCCAGCGCGCCCAGGTCGTCGGCCCCAACCTGGTTGGCCAGAGCGGAGAAGGCGGTGGTGTCTCGGGGGAAGCATGGGCCTCCGTAGGGACCTCCCGCGGTGATGTACTTCTTGCCGATCCGGGAGTCCTCCCCGATGGTTCGGGTCACGAGATAGCCGTCAGCGTCGAGCTGGGAGCAGATGAGTCCGACGGCGTTGGCGAAGGCGATCTTGCCCGTGATGTAGGTGTTGACCCCGATCTTGACGATCTCAGCCTCGGTGGGGTTCAGGAAGGCGTAGTGGATCGCAGACGGGTCCTCATGCACCGACCGGAGGACCTTCTGGACCTCCAAGCCAGCGTGGGCGCTCCGGGAGCCGATGAGGCACATGTCCGGGCAGCGCATGTCGTTGAGCACCGAGCCCAGAGCGATGAACTGCGGCGAGTAGACCAGGCCCACGTGCTCGGGGCCGTGGCCGATGGTCTTGCCGGATGCCTCCTCGAGGACCTCTCGGATCTCGCCGTCCATGGACCCGGGCATGGTCGTGGAGCAGACCACCACGGTGTAGGCGGTCCGCTTGTGGGCGATCGCCTCGCCCAGGGGCTTCAGCGCGCTGCGGATGTGCTGGTTCGAGAAGGCCCCGTCCGGAAGCGACGGGGTGGGCACGATGACGAACGCCATCTCGGTGTCGGCCACCAGCTCGCCGGCAGTCGCAGCGAAGTGCAGGCTGCGGTAGCAGAGGGACAGCTCCTCGTCGAGCATGGGCTCGTCGACGGTGCCTTCCCCCTCAGCGACTCGTTCGGCGACAGACACGTTCAGGTCATGGACCCAAACCTGGTGACCCGCTCTTGCGAACGTGGCCACCATCGGCTGCCCCAGCTTGCCCAGTCCAATCACCCCGACATTCATCGGGCGGGATCTTAGGAGGAGGCGTCCATTCGGTGGTGGATGCTCTCCTCGGTGAGCTTCTTCATCGCCGCGGGGTTCGACCTGGCCCGCTCATAGCGACGGAACAGCCTGCGGTTCACGTTGATGGTCGGCGAGTCGAACCCGCCCCCTTCAGCGATGGGGTGCCACAGGTGATAGCAGTCGTGACTGGGCATCCGACCGTAACCACCGACTCGGGTCTCGAGCGCCGTCCGGAAGGCGTTGTCTTCGTAGCCCCAGCCGATGAAGCGCTCGTCGTAGCCGCCGACGGCATCGAAGATCCGGCGAGGCATGACGATCAACCCGGCCGGGCTGTCTTCGATCTTGTGCTCGTAGGTGTCGGGGGGCAGGCACCACATCCGGGTGTCCTGCGAGGGGTCCTGGCCGAGCAGGTGGTCAGTGATGCCGACATCGAGGTTGTAGTAGGGGCCGTAGGGGATCATCCACTCGGCGTGCTGACCACAGGCGGCCATGGCCACCTCGATCTGCTCCTTGTTGAACAGGGTGTCGGCGTCAGCGATGAGGAAGAAGTCCCCGGTGGCCATGGCCCGGGCGTTGTTCCTGGCCCTCGACCGGTTGAAGGGCTCGCTCTCGTCCTTCCCAATGCAGATCTGGGCGTCGGGGAAGAGGTGGTTGTAGCGCCGGAGCAGCCAGCCGAAGGAGCGGATGCGCCATGGGCAGGTGGTGCGGGGGTCCCAGGGGATCAGGACGGAGAGGGTCATCGGAGATCGAGCCCCGAGGCGCCGCGGTGCATGACCCGGATCTGGCGGTAGGCGTCGGCGTGGTGACGCCGGTTCTTGTTGCGGCTGTCCAGGTTGACCTCGACGTGGTACTCCGCGTCGGCGACGTCGATGACCTTCGCCCCGGCCTCGAGCATCCGGAGCCAGAGTTCCCAGTCCTCGAGTGCCTTCAGGCGCCTGTCGAACCCGCCGACCTCGACGAACAGGGACTTCGGGAACATGGCGCCGATGACGATGCAGTTGGCCTTGGCCATGTCGGTGCGGGGGATCATCACGGCCTCGGGCTCGAGCAGCCCCTGCTCGGGGTGGAAGCCCCGGGTGGCGGGCCTGAAGATCGCCTTGGGTTCGTCCCCCCAGACCATCCGGGCAGCCCGCATGGCGGCGATGTACCGGTCGTCGAGGCGGTCGTCGGCGTCCAGGACGATCACCCAGTCGGACTCCACGGCCATCACCGCCTCGTTGCGGGCGACGGCCAGCTCCTCCCCATGGATGTGACAGCGCCCCATGGGACCGGCATCGGTGTCGGAGGTCTGGTGGCGCAGGGAGCGCATGGCGTGCTCGCCGCGGAGCTTCCACTCCTCGGAGCCGTAGGTGGCACAAGCCACGCCGATTCGATGGTGCTGCATGACTGCCTCGAAGGGGTAGCTCATGGGTCGGTTACCGCTGGAGCGGGAGCTGTGGAAGCAGAGAGCGCTGTCTCAACGATCGTTGGAAGCGCATCCTCCGCCGGCCCCGAGGGCCAGCGTACCTCCAGCAGAGAGGGGGTTCCCGTCAGGATCGACTGCACGTGCAAGCTCCCGTGGCCTCGATCAGCGGTGTAGCGGGCGTACTTTGCCTTCTTGTCCTCGTCGCGCACGTAGCCGACGTGGAGCAGCTCGAAACCGGCGTGCGGCGCCGTGCGGTAGTGGGGGCCGACTCCACTGGCGGTGGGCCTGCGGTCCATCGCTCGATGAGCGTCGTCCAGGAAGCGAGGATGCCAGCGATAGACCCTGAGCCCGTCGATCTTGCCCCACGCCTTGTCGACCCGCTCCCAGAGGGTGCCCTCGACGTACCTCCAGCCCTCGTGGATGCGGACGCGGCCCACGTACCCGTTCGAGAAACAACGGGGGTCCCCCATGAAGAACTCGTCCGCATCGAAGACGACCACGATGTCGCCGTCCACGGGCTCGAGCAGCAGGTTGAATGCCTCCCAGGCATCGGTCCTGAACTGGCCCTCATGGCTGGCGAAGTTCCGGTTCTCGGGCGCCCGCTGAGCCACCTGGGCGTACTCCCGACAGATGTCGTAGGTGCCGTCAGTGGATCGGTCGTCGTAGACGAAGAGGTCATCCAGGAAGGGTCGGTTGTGCTCGAGCACGGCCCGTAGGTAGCGATCCTTCTCGTTGAAGGTGACCATCAGGCCGAGGGTCCTACTCATGGATCTTGACCCCATGGGCTCGACAGACCTCCTGGAAGCGGCGCTTGCTCCCCGACTGATGGCGGTTGGCGCTCTCACGCCCCTTGAGGGGGGACGCCTTGTGGAACTCATGCACCATGGCCACGTCCCCCTTGTAGATCACGTCGTAGCCGTGATGGCGCAGGTGCGTGCATAGCCAGGCGTCCTCGTAGTAGTGCTTGGTCTCGAGCATGGGGCCGTCGGCGTCGGGGGCTGCGGCCAAGTAGTCCTGGCACTCGAACATCTCGTTCCAGACATCACGCCGGATGAACATGGCCGACCCAGCCACGTAGACGGCCTGCTCGACCTCGGAGAACTGGCCGGTGTCCTTGCGCTTCCAGCCGCGGATCTGGGGCTTCCGGGGGGTACCGAAGATGCCGGCGTGGGTGAGGTGGCCGGTCTTGGTGACCTGGCGAGGACCGATGACGCCCCACTCGGGATGGGCGATGAGGTCCTCGACGCAGGCTTCGATGACGCCGGGGCGGATCAGGGTGTCGGCGTTGAAGATCCCAATGTTGCGATGCAGTCCAGCCCGGGCACCGACGTTGCAGGCTCGTCCGTAGCCGCAGTTGTACCCGATGGCGAGGTAGGTGGCCGCGATCCCGGCGATCTCGAGCTTGCGGATGAGGTGGGAGCCGTCCTCGAGGGGATCGACGTCGACGATGACGACGTGGACGCCCTCGGACGGGCCGTGAAGGATGAGGCTGTCAACCCAGTCGGCGAGGTCGCCCAGGGTGCGGTAGCTGACGACCACCAGGTCGATTGAACGGTCGTTAGAAGCCACAGCGCCTGTCCACCAGGCTCAGAGCCGGGCGTCCCGCATCGTCGAACTGCCGGAAGATGTGCTTCGAGCAGACCTTGGCATCCCAACCGAGCTTCAACCTGGCCCGCCGGCAGGCGATGGACCAACCGATGTCCTCGCCCTTGTGGTGGTATTCGTAGTCGATGGCGTAGGCCGTCGGCCCCATGAGCTTGATGGCCATGATGACGTGGACGGGCGCAGCATGACCCTCCAGGTCGTGGCGGATCTTCATCTGGCCGTTGACGTCGAGCATCCCGCAGGAGGGGGCCTTGGTCCCGGCCTTACTCAGGTAGACCTTGCCACCCACGGCGTCGAAGCGACCGGTCTCCTCGACCATCGAAGCGACGGCCTGCGGATGCAGGAGGATGTCCGAGTCGACGCTGAGGAAGAACCCGGGCTCGGCTTCCCGTACCCCTCGAAGCAGGGCGTTGCGAACGTCGACCATGTGGCGAAGCCGAGCCTCGGTCCACTGGCGCCGGTCGGGGCGATCCCTCTCCTCGACGGTGATGATCTGGAAGTGGCGCTTCCTCATGTGGGCTTCTTCGGCGATCACCTCGACCGAGGGGTCCAGGGAGGGATCGGTGACGAACAGGTACTGGGGCTCAACCGCAGCGCGGTGGCACGCTTCCTCGACGTGCTCGAACCACGTGGGGAGCACCCACTCTCGCCGCCACACCGGGCAGCCGACCAGGAGCGGGGGGCTCATCGGGACTCCAGGTAGGCGATCATGGCTCGTAGGCGCCCCACGTCGTCGCCGACCATCCCAAGCGCTGCATTGTCGTGGTGACACAGGAGTCCTCGGACGGCTCCCGTGTCGTGATCGTGGTCGACGTCCAAGTTGACCGACCCACTTCGATTGTCGGACGTTCCACAGATGGCACAAACTCCACCCTGGGCCTCGAGGAGCAGTTCATAGTCCTCGGGAGTCAACCCGTACTTGGCGAGCTTCGTCTTGCGAGCCTGGATCGCCTTCCTAGTAGCGAACCCCTCAGGGTCCGCCGCCCTCCTCCTAATCTCGGCGTCCCGGATGTTCTGCTTCGTACATTCCTTACACCAACTGCTCAGACCGTTGAGCTTGTCCGGCGCAGAGTAGAAGTAGTCGCTGGTCTCAGGGAGGTCGTTGGAGCACTTCGTGCAGGTGATGTAGGGAATCACCTCAACTCGAAGAGCGGGGTTTCCTCGGTCGAGGACGCACGCCTGGAAGTTGATGAACCCGAGATGGTCCCAGGTGTCGTCCGGGATGACTCCAGAGTCAACGATGCCGTCAATGGCCGCCTTCACGGCCGGGTTGCAAGCCGCCGTGTCCTGGAACCGACGATCTGGCATGACAGGAGTGGCCGAGATGCCAATCTTCTCCAGGCGGGGGATCTTCGCTTCCAACGCTAGGAGGCGATAGGCGTCACGCCACTCCTTGACCTCCTCGGCCCGCCGATAAGGGCTCCAACGCCTCTCGGCATTCGTGGTCCACGGCCTCTTGCCGTAAGTGAGGGTCCAGGGCGACACGCCTGGACATTACCGACCCGGGCTCAGCTCGTGGTGGACCCCACTAGTCGAGAGTGACCCCGGTGACGAACTCGTCCCGCAGCTCCACGAGCTTCTCGGTCACGGCCTGAATCTGGGCGACGTACTCGATCACGTCCTGACTCGTCCATCCCGCCCCCGGCTCCCGCCCTCGAACGACGTCGGCCAGCAGGCAGGTCAGGACGTGATCGACCCACTCGATCAGAGCGTGAAGCATGTCGGCGGTGTCGATAATGACCCGGTTCTTGCACTTCGAGCAGAAGAAGGTCAGACGCCCCTTCACCATGGTGATCGAGGCGGTCAACGTACTCTCGGGGTCCGCCTCATCGCCGATCCGATGTTCGCAGTGGGGCGTGATGCGAACGAGAGCGTCATCGAGGTCCGGGTCTCGACCCCGCGGGTAGTCCCTCCCGTTCTCGTTCTTCCGCTTGTACCACGGCTCCATCGAGGGCTGGAGGGGCTGAGGCGCGGGACGGCTCCCCCCGGTCTTCCGAGGGGAGTCATCAGGGGTCGGAGGGACCCAGGTCACGAGGCGGCGGCGGGCTCCGATTCGGGCTCGTCGAACTCCCGGACCATCTCGGCGGTGCCGACGGCGGCCTGCTTGATCCGGCGCTGGGTCACGGCCTGGCTGTTGCGCAGCTCGGACTCCACGTCGCTGAACAGCAGCCGGAAGTTGATGTCGATGTACTCGCCGGGCTGGATCCGCAGCGAAGCGGGCGTCCACTCCGGGGCGATCTCGATCAGCCGATCGAGGGCGTTGCCCACGATCTGGAGCACGGTTTCACGGTCGTCTTCACTCATCGTTGCCCACTCCTTCAGGGACTCCTGTTCCATTTCGAGAACCTTGTCCTTCTCCTTCCAGATGTCATCCGGACGGAGGGTGTCATGGATCGCTCGGACCTCGATCGGGAGATCTTCACCGCCGTCGACCCGTGGGATCGTGATGGTGAACTCCGACCGGCTGTCGGTGTCGCTCACATTGCCTCCTCTGCGAAGAGGGGACCTCCCCCTCCGATCCTTTCCTTGATCTCCTCGAATGAGTCAGGTGACCCTTCGTCGAGAGCGCCAAGCATACACGAGCGGTGAGCCGCAACCACGGGCTTCAACCGGAACGTGTAGGTACGAAAGCCCCGCGTCGGCTGCTCGCAGAGAACGCACATGCAGCCGTCGATGCCGTCACTCCATCCGAGCCAACCGCTGAGGTCGAGGTCGTCGATGGCTGCTCGAACAGCGTCGTCCTGACCGTTGAAGAACTGGAAGCCGGTGACGCCGGTGACGCCGTTCTCTCGGGCCTCCTGGGCCTTCCGACTCTCGGCGAGTTCACGCTCAACCGCCTGGCGGGCAGCCTCAGCGGCTTGGCGAGCGTCCCGATGCTCGCGAAGGGCGGCTGCGGCGAAGCGCACGTCGTCGCCGACGTCAGGCATCGGGATCGTCACCGATGTCGAACAGGTCCTCGATGTCGGCACCCCCGGCCAGCTTCTCCCTCATGTCCTCGGCCACGATGTCGGCCTCGGAGGGCATGGCATCCCGGATCTCCCGGGCGACCTCGGCGGTCTCGGGGTCCTCGACCTTGGGGGTGAAGGCCCGATCGCCGATGGTGACGTTGAAGACCACGACGAACTTCTCGCCGTCGGCCATGCGGGTCACCATCTCGGCGCTGTCGTCGGGGACCATCTCGCTGTCGAGCCGACCATGCTCGTCCACTCCGCAGAGTAGGGCTCGGTCCAGGTAGAGCCCTTGCTTGCCGATCGGCTTCTGGAGGGTGTCGACCAGCTTCTCGAAGCTTTCTTGTGTCGTTGCCATGCCTTCAGGATAGCGGATCCACGGGCTCGTCGCCAGAGAAGTCCTCCTGGGCACCCACGAGCAGCGACACGCTGTATTCGGCCTTGGCCAACTGCGCCCTTATGGCCTCGATCTCCTGCTGGAGCAGATCGTTCTGATAGAGGATGATCGGGATGAGTTCCTCGCTCCCGCAGTTCGCGCACCGGTCCTCTGCTCCGGAGGTGGTGGCTCGGCAGTCGTGGCAGATGCGGTCCCTGTTCGCCAGCCGGAGCTTCGTGTAGTCCTCCACCAACTGATCCAGGATGTCGAGCGCCATCATCTTGGGCATCAGCCCCGGGCTGGCGTTCTTTACCCGCAGACGAGCGATCGCCTCTCGGGCTGCGGAAGGCGATACGGACACGCCATGAGCCTAGACGCGAAGAGGGACCGGGCGACGGATCCCGGTCCCTCTCTTGCTCGGCGGGCGAGTTGCCCGCGATGTCAGCGGGAGATCCCCGCCTTCTGGAGGACCCTCGCGGGCACGGCCATGTCCCGCCATGCCCCGTAGGGGATCTCCTGGCGCTGGCCGTACTCGGCAGCGACCTCGATGAACTTCTGCTCCAGGTCGCCGATGTCGACGCCATGCTCGACCTCGGCGAGGCGGACCTCGAGGTTGCGCTTCTCGCCGAGCAGCTTCAGCCGGGCGAGCGGGTCTTCCGCCTCACTCACCTTCTGCTCGACGACTGCGAGGCGCTGACGCAGCGTCTCGGGGTTGTCTCGGCGCCCCCTCTGGGTCGCGCTCAGGCCGGTCAGATAGCTCTTGACCGTCCGTGCCTGGTTGCGCCCCTTGGCCAGAGCCGCCTTGTGTTCAGGACTCATGCCCACGGGCCGTTTCCTTTCTGCTTGGTTCGATCGGCACCGGAGTGACTCCCCGGTCCTCGATCGGACGTGGTTCAACCTCAATGGTATGGAGACCATCGCGATTCGTCAACTCGCCATCTCGTTCGGCGATGAAGCTCAACGGCGATGCCACCGCCAGTCGATCTTCACCGACGGGACTCAAGCGTTCCTGGGCGATCAACTCCTCAACGACCGTTTGCCCGATGTAGGCGTACAGGGAGCGGTTGCGCTTCACCCTCACCCGGTTCCAGGCCGTGCGCGACTTCCTGGCCAGCGTCCAGAGCTGCTGATGAACCCTGTCCAAGATGTCGGAGCGGGCTGCGGCCTCCGCCCGGAACTTCGGCCACGCCTCGGGATCCACAACCGCAAGGCCGGCGTTGGTCAGAGTGGTCCTCACCACCCGACCCTGGTCCACGAGTCTCGACACGGCCTCCCGGACGGTGCGGACGTTCACCTCCCACTCCTCGGCCAGGTCCTCCTCGATGATGGTCAGGAGACCGTCGCCGGACATCTCATAGAAGCGGGCGTGGATCTCATCGTCCGACGGGACCTTGCGGGCGCTGAGGTTGCCCTTCGCTGCTCGCTGCCTAGAGGTCGTCATCCACCCATCCTGCGGTCTGTCGAGCGGCCGACTGAGCCAGGGCGTTTGCCCGGCGCTCGGCCTTCACCTTCCGTCGGCGGTGATGCACCGTGTCGATGTCGTAGCTCTCGGCGCACTTGTCGCAACAGACGGCGCCTTCCCTCAGCACCTCTTCCTCATCATCGTCGTCGGTCGACTTGCCGAGGCCGAAGGTGCTGTCGTAGTAAGCGGTGAGGACCGACGAGGCATCCTGGGGTCGGACGTAGAACTGGCACATCCCGCACTTGACCCCGAAGGACTCGGCGCAGGCTGCGCAGTACCTGAGCGTTCTAGACTTGATGCGAACCGTGACCGCTCCGTCGATGTCGTCCTTCCCGCAACGGAAGCACGGGCGCTCGGCCGAGGACTCGGCCACCTGGGTGAGCACGTCGACCATGCAGGTCGTGTGGCCGTACCAGCGGATGGCGTTCGAGTTGCGGGGGCTCCGCTGAGCCGTCGGCTTCCACCAGCGAGGCAGGCGAGCCATGAAGGCGAGGCACCGCTCGCCCTTCACGATGGTCTCCCCGCAGATCCGGCAGGGGACCGACACACCCGGTGACGTGCCAATGATCCCCGCGGCCATGGTCATTTCGACCCGGTTGATCGAGAGCCCCTCGCTCGTAGCGATCAGCCCGACGTCCCCCGAATGGCGCTTGCTGAGCTGGAAGAAGCTGGGCACGCTCGGACCCTAGCAGACGCGAAAGGACCCCCGACCGAAGCCGGGGGTCCTTCGCACCCTCGCTCTACCAGGTTACCCGCCCGGAGTCGGAGCGGGGATGGTGATCCCGCCGCTGTTGCTGTCCAGGACCCAGAGCTGCGGGCAGACCTGGGGGTTCTCCTGGCAGGCCCGGATCAGCTCGAGCAGGACGAAGTTCTCACCGGAGTTGGCGAGCGCCTCGTTGAGGGCCTCGACGGCCTCAGCGCGAGCCTCGGCGGTAGCGACTTCCTGCTGGGCCGCTCGGGTCTCGGCCTCTGCCCGGACCTCCAGCTCGAAGGCGTTCCGGGTGGCATCGCTGTCGGCGATCATGCGGGTGACCGACACGGTGATCTCCGGGCAGGCCACATCGCCGTAGGGGACACCAGGGCCGCAGAACAGGTCGGTACCAACGTTGTTGTTGACCCGGGTGCGCAGGCCAGCCGAGAGGGAGTCCGCCACCTCGGCGAGAACGTCCTCGTCGCTGGCCATCTCGCGGCCGGTGTACCGACGACACGTCGACTCGATCTGAGCGTCCAGCTCTCGACCGATGGTGGCGTGCAGCATGTCCAGCCAGCCGTCATCGGTGTGGGCGTCGTAGCGGTCGAGGACCTCGTTGAAGGACTCCCGGATCTGCTCGTGGCTCTCGGTGTTCAGGGTGAAGCGGGCCGCTGCGGCGACTCGCATGGCCACCGCATCACGCGACGTGCAGGTCAGCGGGCCGCGATCGGCGTCCTCGGCCGAGCTGGCGTCGTAGATGCGGGTGCTGGTCGGGTACTCGAAGCAGTTCGTGGCGAGACCCATGAACTGCCGACCCCCACCGGGGTCCACGATCGCCCGCACGCTCTTGTCGTCGAACATCCCGCCGTTTCGACAGACCATGACGTGGCTCTCGCCCACCGAGGCCCAGGTGCCGCCGATCAAGAAGATCAGGGCTCCGATGACCACCACGATGGCCAAGACCACCGCAAGGATTCGCTTTGCGATACTCAAGTGATTTCTCTCCTGTCTCTGAAGCGCCGGACCAGGAGCTGCGCCTGGCGCTTGTCGTCTGCTCGGTAGAACACCGAGAGATTGTCATCGTCGCGCAGCATCCCTGCGAGCAGGTCCACTGCGTCGGACGAGAGGTTGTAGTAGTAGCGGGTGACTGCCGGGAGCTGATCCGGTGGGACGCTCAGGGCATCTCGCTTCCGTTCCTTCCTCGAGGGCAGGTACGGAATCAGCACCACCGCTATCGCCCCGACAACCGCCACCAGGACGATCAGGGCGAGTAGCAGCCTCACGAGAGGTTGCCCGGGTCGCCGTAGATCTCCTTGCACTGCTCGCAGACCGGGTACTTGCTCGGGTCGCGGCTCGGCACCCAGGTGTAGCCACAGAGGGCTGTCACGGGCTCGCCGGTGATGTAGGCGTTCGTCACCGCGTCCTTGGGGATCACGATGTGGGTGAGGAGACCCTCGCCCTGATCGAGATCGGGATCTTGGACTTCTGGCTTCTCGAGTAGGTCGGTTCCCATGCCCATAAGCGTAGCACCGTCTATGAGCACAGTGCTAATGGGGTCCCCGATCGACGTTCTGAGGCCCACTACTATCCCCGCCGTGGCCAAGCCCCCTTACCTCCTCATCCAGGCCGACGCCCGCTCGGTCCCGCTGCCCGACGAGAGCGTCCACATCTGCGTCACCTCGCCGCCCTATTACCGCCAGTGGGTCTACGGCGACGACGAACGGGAGATCGGACACGACACCCTCTGGGAGTACGTCGACGTCATCGCCGACTGCATGGACGAGGCGAAGCGGATCCTGGTCGACGACGGCTTCCTCTGGCTGAACCTGGGCGACAAGTCCACGGGCTCAGGTGGAGCCGGCGGCGACTTCAACAAGGGCGGCGAGCGCTCGAGTCGGCGCCGCTACGGCAAGACCACCAAGGCCGACACCGGGCTCGACAACGGCCAGCTCTGCGGAGCGCCTTGGCTCGTGGCTCAGGAGCTTCAGCGCCGCGGCTGGCTGCTCCGTGCTGACATCATCTGGAATCGGATGCAGCGCCGCCGCGAGGACCCCAACCACGTCCGTCGGCCGATCCCCCAGCACGAGTACCTGTTCCTCTTCGCCAAGTCGAAGAAGTCGAACAAGCGGTACAACCCGGACCACGGCTTCGAGCTGGGCACGATCTGGGAGATCGAGGTCTCCAACAAGAAGTCCGAGGGCAAGGCGCCGCCCTTCCCGGACGAACTCGTCCGTCGGTGCGTCGTCGCTTCGACTCAGCCGAGGGAGATCGTCTTCGATCCCTTCATCGGACACGGGACCACCATTCGGGTGTCCCGCAACCTGGGTCGTCGGGCCGTCGGCCTCGACCTGTACCCGCAGCTCGCTCGCTAGTTCGAGCTGGGACCCTCAGTACCGCCGAAGTCGGGCGGGTAGTCCGGGATGTGGTCGGTGGTCACTTCGCCCTGACCACTCGGATGAAGCGCCATCGTCACCTGCTGTGACGGCATCCCGTCGAACACGTCGCAACTCGAGACCATCAGGGCCATCAGCTTGAGTGCCTGGTTCTCGGAGAAGCCCGCGACCGTCAGGTCGTGGAAGGTGGTGAACATGTCGTCTGCGGGGAGTCCGAACACTGGCCATCCTTTGGAGTTGTGGGTTCCGCCTTCCCCCAGGGGCAAATCCTCCCCGCGGGATTGGAGTCGCACCCTAACCCCCCGGACCCCCCGGCTGTCAACTCATCGGCGGCATGTCCCGTTCCTGGTCCGGGTAGTAGCCCAGCATCGAGTCCGGGGTACCCTGTGGACGTGCCGGAGAACTGGGACGTGGACCCGAACTGCTCGCATCCCGAGTGGATGATCTCGGTGCCGTCTGCCGTACCACCGCTGATCCTCTTCTGCTCGGAGTGCGAGCGACAGGATCGTCTCCCGGTGAGCTGGCAGCCTGCCGACCAGACGGTCGGGACGATGTTCCGGCACTCCCAGATGACCGGGGTGGAGGGCTTCCGATCCCAGCGACCTCAGGAGGTCGGGGCTCGGTCCTGATCAGTTCGGGCAGGATCGCCTGAACGTGCATCCCGTGGCTGCGGATTCCGCGTGACTCACGCACCACCACCGGCAGCCATTCGACGCCATCCTCGAGGGCGCAGAGAACCCGATGGTGTCCGTCCTTGAGGGCGAGCTTCCCCTGCGGGTCGACGACCACGGTGAGTACGTCGTAGCCCTTCGCTCGGGTCTTGGCCAGCACGGTCTTGTAGTGGTCGCGTCCCCTCTCCGTGTTCCGGATCGAGTTCACCCTGCGGTTGTTGGCGAGCTGTCGCAGAACGGTCGTTGAGACCCAGCCGTCGGCCCCCTCGGGCAGAATCCGAGCATCCACCCCCTGGCCACGGCGGCCAACTACTTTCCCGATGAGGAAGCAGGTGAGCGCAATGGCGCCTGCGATGACCAGCACCCAGAAGTTCATGGGCGCACCCTACATCGAGGAGAAGCGTCAAATGTGGATCGGTCTCTCGGGCTCAAGATGAGCACGTCGACCGCCACTCGAGTCTGCGCCCGGTGCAAGGAATCCTTCGAGCCCTCCGAGATGTGCAGGACTGCTCAGCGATCCGATGGAGTCGGCTCGTACTGTCGCCCCTGCGACTCTGCTCGGAAGCGAGAGTCCGACGCCCGCATCAAAGCTCTCGACCCAGAAGCACATCGGGAGCGCCAGCGCACCTACACGAGGCGCTGGAAGGAGCGACACCCCGACCGTGCCAAGGCTTCCGAGCGCAGAACGAGCCTTAGGCGCAAGTTCGGAATCACCCCGGAGGAGTACGACGCCCTCCTCGAAGCCCAGGCCGGAGTCTGCGCCATCTGCGGCGAACCACCCGGCCAAAAGGCTCTGGCGGTCGATCACGATCACGACACCGGGAGCATCCGCGGTCTGCTTTGTGGCAACTGCAACACTGCCCTTGGGCTACTCAGCGATGACGTTGAGCGCCTCATTCGAGCGATCATCTACGTAGAGGACCACTGACCATGTGGATTGGGCTTTCAGGGTACGCGCGCTCCGGCAAGGACACCGTGGCGGACTTCGTGCAGGAGCACGATCCGTCCTTCAAGCGGGTCGCCCTGGCTGACTCCCTGAAGGAGATGATCTACACCCTCGACCCCTACGTCATCGAGGAAGGGCACACCATCCGCTACCGGGAGCTGGTCGACGCCATCGGGCTCCACGAAGCGAAGAACAACCACGAGGTACGTCGACTGCTCCAGGTGTTCGGGACCGAGGTCATGCGTGACCGGTTCGGCGAGAGCGTCTGGATCGACCTGGCCTTCGCCCCCTACTCGTCGCCCGACAACCTCCTGGTCACCGACGTCCGCTACGTGAACGAGGCCGACGCGGTGCGGGACCATGGTGGGGTCGTGATCCGCGTGGAGCGTCCCGGGGTCGAGCCCCCCAACCTCCATCGCTCCGAGACCGCGATGGCGGACTACCGATTCGACGCCGTGATCGTCAACGACGGGACGCTGGAAGACCTGAAGGCCAAGGTCGTCGAGTTCGTCGACCGACGCTGGCCCTAAACCTCGAGGCCGGCTCTCCGGAGTAGCGCCCGCGTGTTCAGGTAGGAGCGTCGATCGCTCGGTGTGTCCGGGATGACGATGAAGTCGCCGCCGCCTGGTGGCACCAAGCGTGGGTGTCGTCGCTTGCGACGTTTGCCCCCGTTGCCTAGTCGATGGTTGCGATCGAGGGTCCATCCCTGGTCCTCGGCCGCCTTGACCAGTTGTCGCATCTCTTTGTTCATCGAGTCCATCCTCCGATGAAGGAACAGCATGACGATTTCTGACGCCGGTTACGTTCTAGCACTTCTCGGGTTCCTGATCGTGGCACTCGCCGCGCTCGCCGGTCACTGGGTCAACAGCCGCGGTCACCGGATCTTCCAGGAAGTCAGCACCGACGACGCCGAGTCCTTCATCCATGGGCTCGACGTACTCACCCAGGTCGCTCGATGGTCCGGGGCGTTGCTGCTCGCCGGATCGTTGTTCTTCCTGGGCGGGACGATCCTCGTCGTCTTCGGCTGACTCGTCGTTCAACGCGGCCACGGCCGTAGCGACGGCCCCCCAACCCTCAGTCATCGTCGTACACCCACGGGCGACAAGGTAGCAGAGCAGTCGGGAACCATGTCCAAGGCATGTACTCGGTGAGCTGATCCCGAGTAGCGGCGGGGGTCTTGGAGCAGCCACGGTTCCCCCACCGGGCGTGTAAGCAGATCCCGTAGAACTCGAAGACGAAGTGACGGCAGAGCCGGTCAGCGCAGGTCCGGGTCTTCACTGTCCTCGGACTCGTAGTCGGGGTGGTGACCTTCACGAAGTCGACACTGGTCGGCTTACGCGTGCGCAGGTCGTCGATCTTGGCCTGCACGTTGACGTCGACCCACTGGACCCCCGGCGACTTGTAGTTGTCGTGGGGCCGCGGCACCGGGATCGTGCTCACACCCAGAACCAGGTGATGGCGGTGGCCCGGGCTATGTGACGGACCTGCTCGACGTCGATCCCGTGAGAGTAGATCGGCTGGACCCTCGACGGGCTGTTGTTCACCTCGTAGGTCCTCACGGCGATGAAGTGCTCGTGCGCTGGCCACCAACGCCTCGCCGCTGGCACCTTCTTGGCCGGTGTCGTGCGGATGGCCCAGCCGACCACGGTCTGCTTGGTGCCGTTCTTCCAGATCTCTGGGCGCGTGCGGATCGGTGACATGACGACCGCCTTGAGGTCATCGACCGGGACGCCCTCAACCTCCACGGAGGTACTCCTCGTACCTTCGAGCACGATCGAGAACCTCTTCGATGGCATAGCCGCTGGATCGGGTCGACAGAGCAGCCGCGTTCAGGGCGACGGTCCGACGGCGCTCGTCGTTGGTCTGCAACACCGCTGATGTCGGGCTCGGTGCAGGCTGCGGGCTCTGGTCGCTCATGGGTCCAGCTTAGAGGTACATCCACGTCCTGGCCACGATGCCCTCGGGCTGCGTCGTCACGCGGCTCGGCATGTTGTGAGCGTCGAGCGCTTTAGCTGCCCAACGCTCGCCCAGCTCGAACTCCACATGGACGTTCGCGATGCTGGCGATCCAGACGACAGCCCCATCGGGACCGAACTCATCCCACGCGGGCTGGTCGAGCATCACCATCCCACTCTAGGCAGGCGCCAGCGACTACTTTCGCGCGCCTATGCGCGTCATCAGGGTCACCACCGCCAAGCACTTCACCCAGCTCCACAACGCGACCCTCCGGGATCCTCGCATCTCGTTCCGAGCCCTCGGCCTGCTCAGCTACCTCCTCAGCCTGCCCGAGACCTGGCGCTTCCGGTCCCGAGAGGTGGCCCGCGAACGGCCGGAGGGTAGGGACGCTCTTCGCACCGCGATGAACGAACTGGAGACCCTCGGCTACGTCCGCTACGACAAGCACCAGGACGAGCGCGGCCACTGGATCACCGACCTCCTCGTGTCGGACACGCCGCGACTCCTGAAGAAGGGTGATGGAACCTCACCGGGGCCTGAAAAACCGGCCCCCGGTGGGCCAGGCCCTATTCAGAACACTGAAAAGGGCGGGGCACTTGAGGTGCCCCCGCCCAGGGAAACGAGTGTTGCTAACCAGCTTGCGCAGGCCCTCATCTCGGAGCGTCAGCTCACCGGCAGCGTGACGTCGATCGAGTGGTCGACGCGGCTCCTGGATTGCCTCCAGAGGCGATCAGACCTCTCCTGGGGGCTCGAGCAGGGAATCTCTGTCGAGGATGCCACCGCGGTCTACCAGGAGTGGCAGAACGCCCGTGAGCACCTCGTCGAGGCGAAGCTGCTGGAGGACGCCATGGACTAGGCCGTAGGAACCGCTGAGCCCCGGAAGGTCAGGACCCGGCAGTGCTCGCACTCCCGTGTCTCGGTGAGCAGCACCCGATCGAGCAGCATCCAGACCCAGGTGCTCGGAGTCGACCCGGCGTAGCGGCGCATCCGTCCGCAGCCGTCGCACTGGAGAACGATCGGGAGATCACCCCACGCCTCGTAGTCCCGAGCTGGACCGGCGCCATGAGCCCGGATCGGCTGGACGCAGTTGAGTTGCCTCCATGTGGCGTACTGGGTGGGGGGCTTGCTGTCGTCGGCGATCGTCATCAAACGATCGTTGACAGCGAGCATCTGCATCCCTCGAGCTGCCGGTCGGTAGCCCATCTTCGCCATGAAGCCAGGCTAGCTAGTTCCAGACGAAGGAGGGGGCCGGGTTCATCAACGTGTCGATCTGGTAGCTGTTCAGCCAGGTGACCGGCGCTCTGTCGGTACGACGGTCTCGACTCAGGTCCCGGCAGAGGTGCTGGGAGTTGGCCTCAACGGCGCCGATGATGACCCGACAGGCCACGAAGCACGAAGGGCAGACCTCTACTACCACGGAGTCGCCGTAGAAGCCGGCAGTGGCCCAGGAGGCGGGCTCGTAGGGAACGGTGTCGAACGGAAGGGGTGGATCGTCCTCGATGAGGCTCACACGCCCACCGCTTCTCGGCTGTACGGGAAGAGCTTGACGCTGGCCAGCTCGAGGAACTCGCGGACCCGCCCGAAGTCGGCATAGCTGTCGTCCTCGAAGTAGCAGAGGCGCCGGATGCCCGAGTTGGCGATCAGCTTGCCGCAGTCCCAGCACGGGGGACCGTTGACGTAGAGCGAGGCCCCGCGGCGGTTCGTGAAGTCGGTGTGGAGGAGGGCGTTGGCCTCGGCGTGGACGGCAATGCAGTTGTCGTAGCTGCTTCCGGGCGCCGAGCCCTGCTGGAACCTCGGACACGCCCCCTCGTTGCAGTGGGGGGTGCCTGCGGGGGAACCGTTGTAGCCCATGCCGAGGACCTTGCCGTTCGGATCGACCACGATGGCCAGGTACTGACGCTTCGCGCAGGTCGAGAAGATGCCCGCCCCATGAGCCGCAAAGCGGAGCCATCGGTGGTCCTTCGCCGAGCTATGGGGGGTCACGCGCGGCAAACTATCAGGACGCCATCCAGAGCACAACGGTCATCAAGTAAACGACGCAGAGCATGAGATCGAAGATACTTACCGCCCACCGCCGAGGGCTGAGTACGGCGACTAGGGACCAGTGATGGCCCTCAATCGCCGCTCGACTGGGCACCGTCCTCTCCGTTGTCGAGCTGCTCGGCGCAGGAGCGCTGGATCGCCTCCAGGTCTGCGGGCGACAGGTCGTCGAATGAGTTGGCCCCGGTCAGCTCGGCGTCGATCAGGATGTCGACGCGCTGAGCCAGGCAGAGGATCCCTTCCAGGTTCTCACCCTGCTGGGTGATGACGCCTTCGAGCTTCTTGTCCTCCTCGAGCAGGACGTCCCGACGCTCGTCGTCGAAGTCCTTCTCCACCAGGAACAGGGCGAACAGCACCACGTACAGGACGGCCACGGCCACAGCGGGGCGCAGTAGGAAGCCGATGCCACGCCAGATGACTGAGAGGGCGCGACGGATCCACCCGGGCTGCTGAGCGGCTTCAGGCGACTCGAGCACATCCGGTCGCTCCACCTCGTAGGAGGTGCTGTCGATCGGCCTGCCGGACTCGTCGGGGGGCCTCTCGTTGCTCATCCGCCACCACTCCTTTCGACCAGGATGTTGATAGCCAGCAGGACCGCCGAGGCAGCCATGGTGGCCAGGGCCGCGCTGGCCCGACTCTTGACCGAGTTGAGCTGGACCTCCAGCTTCTCGATCCGATCGTTCAGGCCGTCCGCGATCTCCTTGAAGCGCTCCTCGACGCTCGCCTTGAAGCCGTCGAGCCACACATCTAGCCGGTCGAGGTCCTCCTCCGCGTACCGCATCCGGAGGTCCACGGAGTCGTCCTTCCTGTTGCGGTATCGACCCCCGGAGGGGTAGCCGCTGTCAGGCATCTTCAACCACCTTCAACTCGAGCGCGGACGGGGGACTCATACCCCCGAATCGACAGGGCGGGCGGTGTTATCCAGCCGAGTGGCTGGAACGCGCCACCTGGTCGTAGGCAGCTTCACCAGCGAGCATGTCCACGTAGTCGTTCATCGGGTCGCCGGAGTGACCCTTGACCCACCGGAACATGAGGTGCTCGCCGCGCCTCTCGACTTCCTCGACGAGGGGCTCCCAGAGGTCCTGGTTGGCCACGGGCTCCCTCTTGGAGTTCCTCCAGCCGTTTCGGCGCCACTTGATGTGCCACTCCTTGTGGAAGCACTGGACGACGTACTGGCTGTCGGAGATGATCACGAGCGGATCGTTGTCGAGCGAGGTGAGGGCTCGGAGGACGGCGGTCATCTCCATCCGCTGATTGGTGGTCGACGCGTCGAAGCCGCTCGCGTAGTCCCCACCCGGAACCGCCCACGCCCAACCACCTGGACCGTCCGGGTTGCGCAGGCAGGAGCCGTCGGTGAAGACGCGCCGCCATTCCGGCCCTAAGGATGACTCAACCGGGCTCTTGCCCGGCGACTCGATGAGTCGGAGGATCTGATCGCTCAAGTCAGTCCTCGAGCACGGCTCGCTCAACGTCGGGCATTGGGGGGTCGATGATGACACCCGAGTACCCCGCGTTGTCCATGTCCCGAAGGAGCTGATCCGGGTCCTCGTCAACGCCGATCACTCGACCGCCCTTGCTGGCAGTCCAGAGACCTTCGTAGCTGTCGTCTACCACTTGCCCACCTCCTCGTCTGAGGATGATCGTCTCGATGGTCGAGACACTAGTAGGATCGGCCACATGTCCCACCGCATTGAGGGGGTTTAGGCGCTTGGACCTCTGCCAGGTGACCTACGAGCACGGCGTTTGGATCTGCTGGACTCATCAACGCACCCTCCATCCGGGACCTCCGAAGGCTTCGGACTGGGCGGCCGGCTGTGTGGTCGGAGATGCCCCAACGGTCGTTGAGAGGCAGCGAGACACGCCTGTCTAGTCAGAACAACCAGGGCTGCTCGATCCAACTCTGAGGCAGGTTGTGACGACGAACCCAGGTCTCGCACGCCTTGGCCAGCCCAGCGAAGCCAGAGCACTCCGTCATCAGCAGGTGGGTCTCGTCCCGGATGGCGAGGTGCTGGTCCGTCACCGCTTCCTGGGCAAACCAGCCCTCGTAGAACTTCGTGGCCAGGAGGGTCTGGCGCTGCCTGGCCTCTTCGAGGCTGAACCCAGCCTCCTCGCTGGCGCGGGTCCAGATCCTGGCCTCGACGAGACTGAACCCGGCTGCGTTGGCCATGTGGGTTGGACAGCTACATGTGGTGGTTCCCCCGCCCATCTATGGGATGTCGAACACCAGCTCGTAGAGGCGCTGAGCCCAACGAGCGTCACCGATGGCACTGTGCTTCAAGAAGTGCCGCTGCTCGTCCTCGGTGAGGTTCTCCCGGTCGAACCCGGCTACCTTCGACAGCTCCTCGGAGTTCCACGGCGGCTGGATCCGGAAGCGGCCAGCCACCAGGGACTCGACGTCGACCAGGTGGTAATGCCAGAGCGGCATGAAGCCCCTCGACCACATGAGCCGACGCAGACGCTCCTCGTCGAAGGACGGAACGGCGCCGACCAGATGGAGACCTCGGGTGAGCATCATCAGCTTCTCGAGCGCCTCGTCGATGCGGGGCAGGTAGATGTCGGGCGTCCGGTAGTAGTCCTTGTTCGTGTACCGGTCCCAGAACTGGCCGATCTCCAACGCCTTGGTGTCTGCCCGGTTGAGGTGGACGGGAAGCTGGACCTCCCACTCGCCCCAACCGCCGCGACCGTCGGCATAGACGAGGCCGATCTCCCAGATCTCGTGCTCGTCAGGATGGAGGCCAGTGGTCTCCGTGTCAATAAATGCCACCGGTGCGTGCTCGCTCATAGAAACTGACCCTTCTCGTTGCGACGTCGCGACTCGAAGCCGTGTCGACGCCTGTTGCGGCTCTGCTGGGACTGAGTTGCCCAACGGACGTTCTCGGGGGAGTATGGCCCGTCGTTGTCGATCCGGTCGATCGAGTGACCCGGTGGGCGATCCCCCACATCCTCGACGAAGGCCCAGAAGCTACCGCGCCAACGCTCGCAGACGGTGATCCCTCGACCCCCGTAGCGATCGAAGGCGTGATGGTTCTGGCGCTCGCATCGAGCGATCATGTCGAGGTAGATGTCGTAGAGGGGATGACGGGATCTGCCTCCCCTCCAGTTGGAGTTCTTGGATCCGGAACGGCGGGGCCTGGAGGCGGACGCACAGGACTTCGAGCAGAAGCGGCTCGACCTACGTCGAGGCTTGAAAAGCTGACCGCACCGCTCGCACGCTACCCCGTCGATGAAGGCGATCGGGGCCTGTTCGTTGCTCATGGGATCGAACTGTAGCTGGTCGATGAGGGGAAGAGCGAGCGCCGAATCGCCGATAGCTGGCGGGCGATTCCACGTCCCGTCGGGTAGAACCGACCGGGTCGCGTGACCGTGTGGTCGTCGGTGAAAGCGAAGGACGGGACCCACGAAAGGGGCTTGTCGTCACTGCGTCCGCAGTAGGGGCACCAGATCTCCCAGGCGACCACCTCGTCGTCGGGAAGCCACGTCATGCCAATGGCTGGCCGAGGGTGCTCACAAGGTGGCGTCCAGTTGTGGGCGCGACGTCGAGCGTGCTTGCGCTTCCGCTGAGCTTTCGTCGCCATCAGAAGGGCAGGTCTGGCGGACCGGGATCCACTAGGTAGACCGGGTAGTAGCTCGTGACTCCAGCGGTCGGTCCCATCATGCAGATGTCTTGCATTAGGTACTCGATCTCCTCTTCGGAGACCATGGCCAACCAGGACCGGGGAGCTGGCTCATTCCGCCGGCACGACGAGCACCGGACCCTCTGCGCGTTGGGGATCCTCCCATGGACATTCACCGTCACGGCGTAGATCGGGGCCTCGCAGACACAGGTCCGGGTCCGGGTGAAGGTGCGGGTCATTGCGAGGCCCAGCGTACCCGGTTCGCAGGGGTGCCAGGAATCGAACCCGGTCCAAGAGGTTTGGAAGCTCTTGTGCTGCCAGTACACCACACCCCTGTGGTGGGCCGGGGGAGACTCGAACTCCCGAAGACCAAAGGCCAACGCGTTTACAGCGCGCCTGCTTTGCCACTTGCATACCGACCCAAGATGGTCGGTTCGGGAGCTACGCCTTGGAGAGCAGCCCCTCGAGGATGGTGGCGGACACGTCCTTGCGAGCGCAGTTTCCGCTCGGGATGCGTGCTCCCTCCTTGAGGGCGTGGCAGTTCGGACAGAGGATCACCAGATTCTCCAGCCGGTTGTCGGTCCTGTCGCGGTTGATGTGATCCAACTCCAGGATGATCCGGCCGTCCACCGAGACCCAGCCCCCGACCCACTTGCAGTCCGGAGACTCGCAGGCCATGGGCTTCAGGTCCGCCTCCCACAACTTCAGCTTCAGCTTGTAGGAGTTGATGAACGGGCCGTCCTTCTTCAGGTAGCAGACGACCGACTTCTTGGCTGCCATCGCCTGAACCTAGTTCTTCACGACCCGGAAGGTCGTGATGGCTGCTCGCCAAACGCTCGGGGGGCAGGGATCGAACCTGCGACAACTGATCCAGAGTCAGCCGTGTTGCCAGCTACACCACCCCCGAAGGAGGAGTCAGGCTGGTCGGGCTCGAACCGACGACCCCTAGGTCCCGAACCTAGTGCGCTACCAACTGCGCTACAGCCTGATGGGTGATCAGGCTCCGCTGTTGGTCAGCGCCAGGTATAGCGCCAGGCGCGCAGCAGCGGAGCCGCAAGAGGCTCTGGACGCTGCTGTCGTTCGCACAAGAAACGCATGAGCGGGATCCTTTCACGATCCGGCCACGACGTCAAGGAACTTGTCGCTGGAGTGCGATCCCCACACCAACTCGAGCGTCGGGTCGTAGCGCTTGCCGAACGTCACCCAGCTCTTCGGCGGGTAGTGCTCGTCACCGATGTGGGTCGAGTGACACCTCTGCTTGAAGGCCACGCACGCCCAACAAGTCGCCCACCATGGCTCCCAGCCGACGATCATCAGGGCGTGGGCGAACTCACTGACCTCGGACCAGCCCTCGTCGTGCGTACTGACGTCCTGGGGGTCGGGCATCTCACTCGATGACGTGGACATGGAGCGTCCCCCTACCACCGTTCTCCAGCCCGTGTAGAGGTGGTTCTTCTTGACGAGCACCCACGCCTGCGGGAACTGCCAGGTGATCAGGCTCCAGTACGCCTTGCAGTTGCCGCAGGTCGTGCTGATGTTGTACGGGCAGAACTCGGTCGGCGCCGTCTTCCGGGTCGCGGCCTTCTTCCAGTGCTCGCACCCCCTGTTGGCCGAGCGGAGGAGCTTGTCGTACTTCGACTCAACGAGCTTCAGCGAAGCGTCTGCCATCGGCCAGCTCGGTCAGTGCCTTGCGGCAGGCGTCCGGGTTGTCGAAGTGCTCCTTGATGATCTCGACGATGTAGGCGGGAACCAGGTCGTCCCGGTGCAGCTCGATGGGCTCGCCCCCGACGAAGTTCTCCACGAGGCGGTCGAACTGATCCTGGTCGACATAGCCCAGCTCGATCTTGGCGTCGGCGCGCCCCGGACGGATGAGGGCCTCGTCCAGCGTGCTGATGTCGTTGGTGGTCATCACCGTGACGAGCCCGTGCGGGGTCACCACGCCATCCAGGGCGTTCAGGAGGCCCGAGAGGGTGATCCCCTCAGCTTCGGCGTCGTCGCGGCTGCCAGATGCGTGGAGGACGTCGATGTCCTCGAGGAGGAGCATCGAGCGAGCCTCGACGCTGGAGATCAGGCCCACGAGGTCGGTGTCGCCCTTCAGGTCCGAGAGAGCCACCCAGTAGATGTCCATCTCAAACTTGGTGGCGATGGCCCGGGCGAAGCTGGTCTTGCCGCTCCCGGGGGGGCCGTGGAACAGGTAGCCGCGGTGCCAGGGGAGCCCCAGGTTGGAGTAGGTCTCCTCGGCATCGAAGAAGCGCTCGAGGTCAGCGGACAGCTCGTCGACGATCTCGTCCTTCAGAACGACCGTTGAGATCGGGCGCCCAGCGAGGTCCCGCTTCTTCTGCCAGCCGCCCCAGCGGTCGGCGATCCAGAGGTCGGAGGCGGTGCGGTTCTTCAGTCGATCGTCGGCGATGCGCTGGATGAGGTCGAGGACCGCGGTTCGAGCTTCGAGGGACGAGCAGGAGAAGACGATGGTCTCCTCCCGGGAGGCGAGGCGCATCAGCTCCTCGTCGTTGGAGCGGTTGGCCCACTGGGGCCGCTCGACGGTGACCCGGATCCGATGGCCGTCCATCTCGACGACCTGCTCGGTGTCCCCGTCGAAGAAGTGGTGCAGCTCGGCGGTCTCGATCCGGTCACTGCTGTCGCCGGGGGATTCGGCGTAGACGTTGTTGCCGGTCGTGGGCCGCTTGGTCATGATCCGCAAGGCGCGACGCTTCTCCTCGGGAAGGAGGTCGAGCAGCCAACGGTGGAGATCGGGGTACACGTCGTCGTTCGCCGGCACCTTCACCTTGAAGGAGGTCTTCTCCTTGAGGGTGTTGTAGTAGCCCCTCACCGAGCGGAAGACGAGGACGGACAGGATCCACCCGGTGCCCAGCTTCTTGAAGCGACCAGACCCTCGAGAGGCGAGGACAGCCAGGGAGTTGAGGCCGTTCGAGCCTGAGTCTGGCTCGTTCATCGCAGTTCCTTTCCGCATCGACGGCAACGTGCAACGCGGCGCCTACCGACCCTCACGATGTGGGGCTTGTGGTAGGTGACCCAGCAGCGAAACCGGCGCCAACGCATGGGCTGGAACCTAGCAGGTGGAGTAGGCTCGGCGGTGCCCCCGTAGCTCAGTGGACAGAGCAGCCCCCTCCTAAGGGGAAGGCCATCGGTTCGACTCCGGTCGGGGGCGCCGAGCTAAGGTGTCGTCATGCAGACGATCGTTCACGTCGATCAGCACGCCATCCGCCGCAACGCCAAGACGGGTAGTGACGATCCGATCTTCACGGTGAAGACCTACAAGAGCAACGACAAGGCCAACGAAGTCGAGGTCGTCGCTCCGGACGGAACGGTCGTGGGTCGCTTCGTCTACTCACCGGAGCCTCTGTCGTGTGGGGCTCGAGCGTGGTTCGAGCTGGACACCAAGAGCGGCTTCGAGGTCAGGGTTCCCTCGGCAGGTTGATGAACTTGCCCGACAGACACACCCAGTTCCGGGGGAGCCGCTTCCGGGTCCCGCAGCTCTGACACATGGCGTCGATCACGTTCTTGTGCATGAGGCGGTAGACCTGCACGATTGGGCGGTCGCAGCACACATCAGAAGAAGTCGGGGAGTCCGCACTCGTTCCACCCGGGCTGAGGGTCCATCGCCTCGATGGCGTCATCGAGTTCCCCTCGAAGGACGCAGAAGACGCACCCATGGATCGGGATCTCCAACCAGTCAGCGACCATCGCCGCGGTGTAGGCGATAACGGTGTAGGCGATAACCCAGGTGTGAGGGATCGGGAAGAACTGACCTTCCCGACACGTCGTGCAGACGAAGTTGACGCCGTGATGAAGGGCGGTGTCGTACTGTCCGCTAGGACTGATCGGGGTCAGGCGCTTCGTCGCCACTCTGCCCCACCGCCATGTCCAGGTCGGGGAACCGGCTGATCATGTCCTCGAGCGCGCCGTTGGCCATGAAGGCGTGGCACCAGTCCTGGACGTACATGCACTCCTCGACTCCGCATCGCCATCCCTCGTTGGTCGGGACCAGCAGCCCGTGACCCTGGAGGGGCTCGGACCAGTCCACCTGCTCGATCCAGTCGCCGTCGATGCCTCGCTCCTTGGCCCCGGCGAGGAGCTTCTCCTTGATCCCGTCCCGAGGGATGAGGATTTCGTGCTCGGCGGCGCAGGTGAAGCTCGGCACCAGTGGGCTCGTCTGCCACTTCAGCAGAGCGAGCACCTGCTCGTCGGTCCAGGGGGCTCGGATGATCTCTGGCTCTGTGGTGGTCATCGTCACCAGGGTACCCGAGTCCCAGTGCGCCGGGCGAAGCAGGCTGGGCACCAGGGCATCAGGAGACCGAAGCGGCCCAGGTGTACCCAGGTGCCGGGGGCGCCCACCTCCTCGACGTGCTCGCAGTTGGCGCACTTGACCATGACATCACTCGGTTTGAGGGGCGCAGTGGTCAGCGTCTTACCGTCAATAGATACGAGTAACATCATGCTATTTGCCTCAAATACCTAGCTAATCCTAGCTTATTTGGGCTTATCACGTTAGAAGTCCGCCACATTATGGGGACGCTCTGGGAACCTCATGACCAGGAGATCGTTGCGCCCGTCGCACTCCGGACACGCCCAGGGGTCGCAGTGGACCCGGATCCACACCTCGGGGTTCCCCGACCACTGGACGGGCAGGTTCTGGTGCTCGGCCACGTAGAGGCAGGTGTGGCACATGCGGGCCAGGTAGCCGCGCCTGAAGGCGCGGACCCCCAGGAGGTCGAGTTCGTCCCGGGTCGGGTCCGGGATCGTCATAGCCATGGGATATGTCCTATGTCACCGGATTTTTCTGAAATACCCCTGGATACATGAGTATTCACTGGGACGTCTCGTCCACCAGTTGGTCCCCCGGGTACCCGATGAAGGTGCCAGACCCGCTTCCGTCAGGTGGCGGCACTTGGGGCAGCGGTCCACGAACAGCCTGCGGATCTCTCGGGCTCCTTCGATCTGGGGGGTCACCGCCAGGGAGGACGTCGTGTGGAGCCAGGTCTTGGTCCGGTGCTCCGACTTCCCGTTGCAGTACTGGCAGGTCACCAGGTAGTGGACTGCCTGGGCGTACACCAGGACCCGGGGCAGGGTGCCGTCGGTTGGCCTGCGGATCATGTTCCCGGGACCGAGAGGGTCGGGGCTCCTGGTGTACGTCTTGCCCTTGCCCCTCTTCCCCGCAGTGGCCATCCGGATCTTCTGCTTGCTCACGTTCTGCTGTCCATACCTGGGCCTGCCCACCCCCAGTGGATGATGGCCGTCGACATCCAGGTCATCGGTGAGGTCTTGTAGTCCCGGCACACCCGACAGTTCAACCCGTGGAAGACGCGGCCGACTCGGGTCGGGTCCAGGGGCGTCCAGGACACCGCCTGATGTAGGCACCGGTCGATCGTTACCTCGAGCACGTCACCCCCCGGCTTCCCTCAGTGCCCGGTAGGCGTCCTGGACCTGGAAGCACTGGTGGCACGGCTCGGTGTCGGGGTCCTCTCCCGGGAGCCACCCGCAGCGCGGGCAGCACAGGTCCCCGATGTGCTCGATCACCGCCAGCATCAGCTCGAGGGGCACACCCGTCCCGGCCTCAACGGTCGTTGAGCGGGGCTCACTCCGCTCCTGACTCCCAGCTCTGATCTGCTCTGCTCGCTGCCTCAGGTGGTCCGGGATCTCGGGTGCCCTCCTGGGCCTGCGGGTCCGGGGCTCTCGGTCCAGTTTGCGTTCCACATCTACCGCCACGGGTTGTCGAAGCCCTCGATCAAGAGGGCCAGGGATCGGATCCAACGCGTTGGCCAGCGACCGTCGAGGTCGTCAGTGTTGATCCGCTTCCGCTCGGGGCCGACCCGAACATCGCAGTGGGCACACACCAGCCAGTGGGTCATCCGCCAAAGCCGGCGCCAGGGCCTCGAGTAGATCGCGACCCAAGCATGGCCATAGCGGCAGATCACCACTACCCCTCGGCCTGCCGGTACTCGTCCGCCAGCAGGACCGCCGCAGCGAGTAGGACCACCGCCGCACACGGGATGCACCACTTGGTCGGATCCTCGGGCCAGCGCGTCGGGCTGTAGCAGCGGGCCGAGTTCAGGTGATGGCATTCCCGGGTCGCCGCAGTGCGCACCAGCTCCCAGGCCCGGTCCTCAAGCATCTTCGGGCTCCATGTGCGGCCACGGGTCGAAGACGGCCCGGGCAGCGACCGCTGCGGTCGCGTGACGCCACCAGGCTTCCCTCACCTCCCGCTGGGAGCGCCTCCAGTAGCCGCTGGGCTTCGGAGTGGGGTTCCACCGGCCGCAGGCACACGAAGCGGGCTCTCCTTCGACGAGCTGGTGCCCGTCCTCCTCCACGGCGTGGCGGCACTCGCAGCAGCTCTCGGGGCCGAAGAACTCGTGCAGCCCGGCGTCGTGCTCGGCTTGGACCCGCTCGGCTCGCAAGCGGTCCCGCTCATGGGGCTTGTAGCCCTCCGGGACTGTCGGCACTGTCGGCATGGGAGAATCGTACCTCATCGCATGTCCTCCCAGGGCCAGTTGAGCACCTCGTCTCTGTAGAGGTAGGTCGTAAGCCAGGTCTGCGGGATCGAGGAGATGGTCGAATGGACCTGGTGGGCTTCGGGCTGAGTACAGCGGTGGATGGTGAAGTTGTCGTAGCTGACGTCGTGCTCCCCGAGGCCGAGCCAGAACAGGTCGAGGTGCAGGAAGGTGGCGTCGAGGCGGCAACCCTCGCCCTCACAGAGCGTCGTCTTGAGCTTGCGCCATGACCTGGCCTGCGCGCTCCGGTCTTGAATGCCCCGGCCCCGGGTCAGCAGGTATGGGTGTCGGGTGCCGTCGGAAGAGGTCGGATGGTAGAAGAGCCGGTTGCGGAGAACGAAAGTGCCCGGCTGCTCATCCGCCCGGAGGAGGCAGTACTCCTCGACCCAGTTCCCCATGGACTCAGCTTAGTCGAGGGTGTCCCAGCTTGTAGGCTCGCACCCGGGTCAAGCACTCAACGATCGTTGAGTCCCACTTTCAACGGACGTTGGGTCCCACTTTCGCAGGACGTTGCACGTACTCTGACCAGACCACCGGCCCGGAGAGGTGCTCGATGGCGTCGGGCCAGGGGAAGAAGATGCGCCCGCCGACGAAGTGCTTGGTGCAGTCGTTGCTGGCGTAGTCGCCGTAGACCTCGAGCCAGTCGCTGTCGTAGAGGTCGCAGGGGACGCCCTGCTCGCAGCAGTCGGCCTGGGTGAGCCAGGTGGCGGGCACGGCGCCGACGAAGAAGTGCTCGCAGTTGATGCACCACCGCAGGAGAGCGGGCCGGATCGTGGGCCGGATCCGGTCGTAGTCCTCGCGCTGCATCTGGCGCCACATCGACCCCATCCGAGGGGCCGGTGCCATCACAGACGCCATTCGTCGTTCTCCACCAGCCATCCGCTCGCCTCGCACGGTTGACCCTCGCTCTGGTGGCGACCGATCTTCGGCTTGCCCGCCCAGAGCGTCACGGCCACCTCGGCCCGACAGTTGGGGCACATGGCCATCGCCCGGGGCAGGTCCGCGAGGCTCATGTCGGGGCAACATTCTCGTTCGTCGACCAGACCAGTTTGTACCAGACGCTGCCGAGACGCCACGTCAGGGGGAGTTCGATCTCCATGAAGCAGCCCTCGTCCTCGTGGTCCACACATGTGAGGACGATGGCGTTGCCGATCACAACCTCGTCGTCAGGCCAGCCGGAGATCGTGGCCTTGTCGTGACCGAGGTCGGAGCAGGGAGAGTTCATGCGGCCAGCCTGAACTCGTTGGGGTCGGGCGGCTTGATCGGCTGCTGACCGTCGGCGTAGTTCTTGTTCCTCAGCCAACTCACGAAGTAGTAGGTCGAGCCCATCAGCCAGGTGACCGGCAGCACCATCCCCTCGTAGCAGCCGTCCTCGTCGCAGAGCAGCGTCGTCACAGCGCTCCCAGCCCGTGCCGTGGCCGTGCCGGAGACAGCGGCGATCTCGTGGTCGAAGACGGCACAGGCGAGGGGGCTCATGGCCGCACCCCCACCGTGTACGGGTCTGGGGCGGCGACCATGACAGCGGACAGCCAGGTGGTCGGGAGCTGAGGCGGTAGGTGATCGAGGGTCCGGTCGATGGAAGACTCATACCAGTCGGGCCTGCCCATCGAGTCCTCCCTGTGGCGCTTGTCGTAGTGGCTCCGGCAGATGATCAGGCCGATCGACCGGTGGTCATCCGGGTGGGTGAAGATCGGGATGTTCTCGGGGAAGATCTCACCCGCCGACCAGATGTTGTGGACCGGCTGCTCGAGCGCCACGGCCTCTGCCCAGGAGGACAGGATGCAGAGGAGGCACCAGCGCTTCATGCCCACATGGTACTCGTTACAACGGCTGTGAACAGTAAAGAGTCAGAGCACCTGAGTGAGGATCGCCTTGCCGAAGAGGGGGGGCACGGCGTTGCCGAGCTGGCGGAAGCACGACGTCCTGCTGCCCTCGAATGGCCAGGCCCTCGGGAACGTCTGGAGGACGCACGCCTCCTCGAGGGTGACTGGCCGGCGCCAGCCCCACCCGTCCCACTCGAAGCCGGTGCCGAGGATGTCGGGCGGCTCGTCGCCCATGTAGCGCAGCCACCAGGACCGGGCCTTCTCGGTGAGGTTGAAGGCGGGCTCATGGCCGAAGCGCCAGTCCCTGAGCCGGTAGCCATCGGGGCTGTCGCCGCGGTCATCCTTGCGGGGGAAGCCCATGCGGATGTCGTTGGTATCCAATCGGGTATCAGGCCAGAGGGCCTCGACGAGGCTCACCGGGTCCACGCCCGGGCCGGGCTTCATCGGCTTGTGGAACTTGCGCCGGAACGGCGTGGGGGGCTCGGGCTGCCGGTCCCGGTGGGCGATCAGGATGGCGCGCTTGCGGGTCTGGGGGACCCCGTACCTCTCGGCGTTGAGGTGCCCGGTCCACACGTGGTAGCCGAGCGCCCGGTATGTCTCGGCGTGGTCCTCCCAGAGCGGGAGCACCTGCTGGACCTGCTCGCAGACCACCCACCGAGGCCGAAGGTCCCGTACCCACCGCACTGGCTCGTTGCTGAGCCACCCGGTCTCCCCGGCGAGGCCGAGGCGTTTGGACGCCACTCGAGCCCGGCTGAAGTCCGGACACGGGGGCGAGGCGATGATCCCTTCGATCCCTCGATAGGGAACTGTCTCGGCCTTCGAGACATCAATCTGTTCGGTGGCCAGGCCAGCGGCTCTACGGGTGTCGCACTCGTCGTCCCCCAGCTCGAGCCCCAGCTCCTCGATGCCCAGCCTGCGGGCGGCGTGGCCCCACCCACTCCCGGCGAAGAGGTCGAGGACATTCGGCATCCGCGGGACCGTAGTGGCCCCGCTGTTTCAGGTCGCGGATCCCCCGATGAGCGCCCGCTGGATCGCGAGTCGTTCAGCCTCCATGGCTGCCTTCTGCATGGCCACCATGCCTTCGGCGAACTCGGCTGCCGTCACGCCGACGTTGACCAAGACCGGCCCCTGGACGCTGGAGGAGATCCAGGTCGTCGGCGCTGGCCCCTTGGCCCCGCAGTCATGGCAGTGGACCCGCCTGGACCGGGCGAGGATCTGGACCCAGACGTGAGGGCACTCGTCGTTCACATCTCCCCCATCAACTTGGTCACGAAGGCCAACGTCTCCCGGACCTTCTCCTTGGAGATCAGACCCATGGCAGCCATCTTCTCGACCTGCTTGGCGAGGAGGGTGTCCCGGGTCTCGTCGCAGTCATGGCACTCGACCCAGAACCTGATACCGGATCCGGTATCAAGCCAGGTTCGGGGGAGGTGGTCGTGGTCTCGCTCGAGGGAGCAGGTGGGGCACTGGATCCACCACCAGTGGTAGTCGTTCATCTCGGTCCCGTGCTGACGGTTTCCCAGTCGCCGGCACGAGGACCTCGGCGGGAGCGGAACTCGAAGGTGCGCACGGGATTACCCTTCGGCCCCTTGACCAGTGGCCCGGCGACGGTCAGGAGCTGGACGCGGAGCCCAGGCCCGGCCAGCGCCCACTTCAGCGGGAGTTGCTCGCCGTAACCGCACTGGCAGGTGATCTGGATGCCGACCCGCGTCTCGCGCCGGTAGGTCTCGTCGATGTCGTACTCCGGCATCAGCCGGTGACACGATGGGCAGCGCCCGCTCCTCATGAGTCCGAGGGTAGCCGAGCAGGACCACGTAGGCCATCAAGAGCCCAGATCCAAGATCGCGGGGCCGTGCGGACCTGGGCACAGTCCCGGCATCGAACGAACCGAGTGCCGTCGGCACCGCCCACCCGCGTCCCGTTGAACGGAACCCAGTGGATGTAGGTGTTGTCGTGGTTGTACTGGCACGGCACCGTTCCAGTATGGCGGGTGTTCCGGCGTCAGCGGAACGGTCCGGTTTCTGGAACAGCTTGCCCCCAGCAGCAGGGAAGCGTCAGGTCAGATCAACGATCGTTCAGGTCGAAGCGCTCGGCGCCGGGGCACTTGTCCTCCAGCTCCTCGTCCGGGATCGCGTCCCGGGCATCGGGCTCGACCAGGAGAAGGGCTGCAAGGCACTCGTTGTCGATGTCATCGGGCTCGGTGACCCGGATGAAGGTCAGGACCGACGCCACGCTGATCGCCACCACCGTCACGATGATGAGGATGGGGTCGCGCCGCTTCGTTGCCATTCCCTACCTATCGGGTGGGTGAGCGCCGAGTTACAGCGTCGAGGGGTGCGGCATCCGGAGCCTGCCGAAGCTCCGTGCTCCCAGCATGTTGGCCTTGGGGTCGCCCCAGCAGTAGATGCAATGGCTGACCGGGATGCTGTGATACTGGATGAAGAGCCACGTCACCGGGAACCGGATGAACTCCTCGTACCCGCAGCAACCGCAGTGCGCGCCGAGGTCACCTTCACTGTTCCAAGTGAGGACGGGGGCTAGGCACTCGGTCCGACGCACCCCATCAACGTAGCGCCATCGGCCAGCCCGGGCGCCACGTAACCGGAAGCTGAGCCACCTGGTGCTGGCCGGAGCGGACCTCCCTCACGATCCGGAACTCCTCGGGGACGTCCTTGACCAGCGTGGACACGCACCACTCGACGCGGAAGGGATCGCCGTGGTGGTGCTCGTCGTCATCGTCGAACGGCATCATCTGAGTGCAGAAGATCATCGTGCTCATCGGGGGAGCAGGATCTCAGGCACCGTGGCCTGCCAGATCCTTGGCAGCGGGCAATAGCCGTGACCGCGGTCGACGAAGACGAGGCGCTCGAGCGCGAGGTGCCAGTAGATCTTGGTCCCGTCAAGCATCGAGGACCTCGGGGATCTCGGGGAGGAACAACGTGCGGGGGATGGCCTGCCACGAGAGCGGGAACCGCGTGGCGATGCCGCAGGACCGGCAGGTGAGCGTCCAGTCCCTCGAGGGGACCCAGGTGTTGGGCGCCAGCTCGACCTTCGTCCGCCCCTGCCTGTCCCGGACTTCGACGGTCCGTTGGCCCGGGAGGTACTTGCGGCCGAAGAAGACCTCGATCCAGGTGTGGGAGTCGTTCGTCATGGCCAGGTCCTGGGCAGGTGCTCGCGGTGGGCATGGCCCATCAGCACGCTCTCCGAGCACGGATCTTCGTACTGGCAGGGACGCAGCTCGTCGCAGAACCACCCCGCGGGCTGCCACGAAGCCCAGGCCGTGCGCCACTTCACCAGCAGCCAGCCACGTCCGGGGCTCACCCCCTTCGGGATGACGGTCACTGCCAGTCCATCGGGTGCATCGAGCCCCAGGGTACCTGATCACAGATCCGTGATCGACCTGTCACCGAGGCCCCCAATCTGTCAGATACTGCAAGGTTGGGCGCCCCGATGACAACCGTCCAGTGTCCACCGATCGGTAGCCACTGGACACCGGACACTCAGGCCGGGGGCATCCTCTTCGTCACCGGGTAGGCCCGCCAGCCTCGGTCGGTCATTCGCCACGTCCGACCACACTCCCGACAGGCCACAGTGGTCGTGGTCGCCTCTCGCTCCTTCCAGTCCAGGTCCCACGGACCACATCGGTGCTGATGGGGAGAGACGGACACACCCCCACCCTACTTCAGCCGAGGCGGGTTCAGCTCAAGGATTGTTGTGGGCACCTCGAGTCCCAGGAACCGAGCCCATTGGGCGCCGTCTTCCGAGGGCATTTCTGGGCGGATCCCACCGGTTATGCACCCGAAACTGCATAACCATGCGGAAAACGGCCCCCAGGGGTGCGATTCGGGGTCTCAGCCCGGGGAAACGGGCACCCAAACTGCATACCTATGCACGATCGTGCGGTACGAGCCAGGAAGAACGTCAACTTTTCGTCGCATTTCGGTGCAAATCGACATCCCACGGCCCCTCAGGCGACTCTCGGACTCGAGGGAGGCGGAACGCTCGACTTTCGATTTCCGCTTGTGCGCGGACCAACCGGGCGAATGCCGGCGGCGATCCCTGGACTGGCGGGGAATCCCCCGGGGAGCTCATGTCCGGTTCTCAGGCAGCCGCCGAACCCTGCCGTAATGGTGTCTGTCGCCAACCCGGCGGCCCGAACCTACCGAAAGGATCACCCCTGACCCCACCTAGAGCGCTCTAAGCGCAGCAACCCCGATGCGGCCCCTGGATAAGGGCGATCGGGTCGGCCCGGCGGGACAGACGCCGGAGTGACTACCTAGGACGGGAGAGAAAACCCCGAGGCTAGTCCAGAACCCCGATAGCGAAGCGCACCCCTAGCGCCTAGCCATAGTGCCTACCGGTGATCGTTCCCTAGGAACGGGTGACGGCGGGACAGTCCAGCAAGGGTAATCGGCCCGGGTTGGCATGGCGAAGCGGGACGGGTCATGTAGCGCCTAGCGGGACGGTCCTAGGTGGGGCCGTTGCTGAGTACCGACCCATACGGGCCGACGGTACGTCATAAGTCACCGG